GAGGTAAGGTACTCAATCACTTCCTGTGCATCTGCTGTTTTCTGGCTATGAATCTTCTCCAGCTGATCAGAAATATATTTTTTAACGTTAACATTTGTTAACATTCTACTTGCCGCCGCTCTTGCCACTTCATCTCGTTTTACCGACGGATATGCCACCAAGTAAGCCCTTGTGGCATTCAAATCAATCAAATATTCATCTGCAAATATCTTCTGTTTTTCAGTCACTTGGACTCACCTGCCTTTTGCTGTACACAAAAAGACACCCAGCATTGCCAGATGTCTTCTTGTGGAAAATGTAGTATTCTTTTTGAGAAAGGATTCTTATATGTCCCCATCAGGGAAATCGGAACAGAAGGACTCGAACCTTCGACAACACTGGTATAAGCCAGCTGCTCTCACCGACTGAGCTATGTTCCAATGCTGCCGGGCTGTTGAGACCCGGCAGATATACAATATACGGAGGTAAATGAAAAGAACCAATCATGTCAGCATCATTCCCAAACTGAACTGATTACACTATATCACAGGTGGAGTGCGACATTCTACGACATCTTGAAATTATTTAACGCACTCCCATGGATTCTCTGGGGCTGTCTTTCGTTATACCCCATTTTTTCTCCGATTTCTTTCCAATTCAGCCCCCACAGATACCGCAGTCGCAGCACCCTCTGCTCATCCGGGTTCTCCATACGTCTGATTGCCAGGTCGATCTGTTCACGTGTCCTTGCTTTTTTCAGCCGTTCCTGCTTCAACCGGTCAATCTGCTCATCCAACAGCACCACATAATCCGACAGATCGGACTGCTGCCTTCCTTTTGGCATCCCGTCATTTACACTGGATGGGAACATCTTGTCCATCCGGAGCCTCTGGATCTCTTCCAGGATCTCCTGCTCCCTCCGTTCACATTCCCGGTATCTTCGCAGGAACTCCTTTTTCTTGTCGTTTTCCGTCATCTCCACCGGCATCGCCTCCCCTCATGCATTTCCTTGCTACTGTATTGTCTCGTACAGGTTCTTTTTCTTGTTGTACATTACTGCCACAGGCTGGCCACAGTCAACACAGCGTACATCGAATGCCTTTTCTGTCATGTTTGTCCAGTATGCTACTTTTCTTCCACATTCACAGTTTGTATACAGCCGTACCAGGTCTTTCAGCTCTGTTCGTTCCCCACAATTTTTGCATTCGTGATATTTTATCCCGTGCTTACTGCAATACGTTTTTTCCTTTCCACAGTGCTGGCACTTAATGTGCAGGAAACCACTATAACCATCATTTTCTTTCCCTATCGGCTCGGGTTCTGTGACCGGATCAACGGCATACTTGTTTTCAATGTATTCTTCCAGTTCTTTTATAGCATCCGGGATTTCTTCTGTTTTCCCCTCGTTTTCCGCCTCGTATGCAGGAATTTCCGGGATAACTGCCGCCTCTGTTCCCGGAACGGCCAACTGTCCGGTATATCCGAACAGTTGAATGACAAGCTCCCTGAACAGCTTCTCGCTTTCCTCCGCCCCCATTTTTGCTGTGTATGTATGTTTCTCTGTTTTAATCGTAATCACGTCTCTTCCTCCTGTTTTCGTTCATGTACCCCATCATCGTTCCTGTAATACTCCTTGCCGGTCCGTCTGTCCCTCAGACCGGCAATCTCGAACCCGCTCAGGCCTGCTGCCAGTTCCAGCTGTTCATATACCTGTTTCACATAGTGAGGGATCCGCTGTGAATAAGTCGGCTCATGGAATCTTCTGACCGCCTCAGCATCCACTGCACGCTCCAGATGGTTATAATGTGCCCGCCGTTTGGCGTTCTTCTCAGCTGCTTTCATCGCTCATCTTCCCGCCCCTTTCATGAACCTGTCCAGCACAGACATTCTCCAGTCATATTCCATTCTTGCCTGGTAGCAGTCACAGCAATGTGTTTCTGTTGTTACATCACTGAATTCTTCGCTTCTTGTACATCTGCATACCCCATCCTCGCTATGGTATCTGCATGTGTCACACGTTCTGTCGTAATTCATTTTTTATTTCCCCTTCTGTAATGATTTCAAAAATTCTGCCAGTTCCATTTCACTGTTGGGATATTTGCTGTAAGCTTCTCTTACATTCCACTTAGGAACTCCATTTTTCTTTTCAGCCTCCGGACCTCCTACCAGATGGAAATAACAGTTTTCTCTTTCCGGAATGAGTTCATTGCCCGGAATGATATATGTTTCCGCGATCAATCTTGCCCCGTTGTCAAAATCGTACTTGTAATATTTACATCCAATATTCTCGTCTTCGTACCACAATCCCCATTCTTTGTATTTTCTGAGCCACGCTCTCCGCTGTTCATTATTTTTCAGCACTGGAAGCCCTGGCTGTTTCTCACCTTCGTGATACTGCAACGTTTTATGGTATATTGCCATGTTATCCATCCACCTCTACTTTCCGGACCTTGTACCGGGTTCCAAAGCCCGGCATCGGTCCTTTTTTCGTTCTTCTGTACCTTTCATTTTTTCCGCGGTATTCCACTGTTCTGACGGTATTCTCACTGACTCCCAGCCGCCTTGCTAATGCCGCTGCCGTATCCTCAACGGCCAGCGGAAGCTCATACTCATCCGCAGTCACTGCCATCCATAAATACCGCTGTTTCCCTATCATGCAAACGGCAGCTCTTCGTCAAAATCTTCCGGAATCGTCATAAACCCGTCTGCATCCACCTGCACCGGCTCTGGCCGTTCCTGGCTGCTTTCTTCCCGGTTTCTCTGTGCGGCCGCTTTGCTCTCTGCGAACTCCTGATCCTCAACCACCACGTCTGTCGTATAAACCTTGTTGCCATCACGGTTCGTGTAGCTGCCCGTCTGAATACGACCTATGACAACAACCTTCAGTCCCTGATGAAAATATTTCTCTGCAAACTCTGCACTGCGGCCAAACGCCACACAGCTGATAAAATCAGCACCCGCTTCGCCTTCACGCTTGTAGCGTCTGTCAACTGCCAGCGTATAGCGTGCAATTGCCGTGTTGCTCTCTCCGTTAGAATTACGCATCTCCGGGTCTCTGGTCAACCGTCCCATTAAAATTACTTTATTCATTATCCTCACCTGTACTTTCTGCAATCAGGTTGCCTTCTCTGTCGTAGTCATATCCCGCGACTCCCTCTTTTTTATTCAGATAACTGCAAAATTCCTGGCATTCTTCAAAAGAAGTAAAAAATATTCCGTAAACCTCTTTTTTATTGATTTCTTCAAAATTTTTGTTACGATCTATGATTTTTGACGGAATCACAGCAATTGTGTCAGCTATAAAATATTCTTTCCCCTTGTCTCCTCTTTCTTTATACCACACACGGAAATCAAGGCCTCTATCGGCTATTTCGTACAGTACATTTTCTTTTGGATGATACACACGTGCAGTTTTTGCACATATACATGTGTCTGAAACAGTGTTTCCAGACGGCAACGTCACCTTAACGTTTCTCCAGCAATCACATTTATTACATTTTCTCTTGTATCGTGCTTCCCATGTTACTGACCATAATACAAGTTTCATCTGCTCCATCAGTTCTGCCAGCCTTGCATGTTTTGCACGATACTCAGCGTCTTTCATTACTCTTTCGCATTCTTCTTTTTTTCTTTCAAAGTCCCTTTTGATAGACTCAAAATTGTTCTTGATCCCCTGTAATTCTTTGTTTTCCTTACGCAGTTTCTCGATTTCATCG